TAGATATATCTAATGTCCACATGGGCGGCTAATACATATAACTGGGACACTATTCCATATGCATGGGATGATCAGTTATTCTATCCTGCCGCCTCTTCTCTAGCATTATCTGGACAAATCCCTGTATCAAAGCATGGGCATATATCATACCCAAGTTATGTAACCCTAACAATGGGAGGGTTTGTCCCTACGATGGATGTGTCTTACGCTCCATCTATAGGGGTTGGAACTCTATCCATCTCAGGCAGTTCTCCTGTATTTGCTAAAGGAGTATTTACAACCATACCGCAGGGTACTCTGACATTTGACATGATAAAATGGTCAGGTATGTCTGCAACTTGGACAGCGGTAACAGGCAATTGGAATACATACGGCAGGGCTCCAACAGTTGGGCAAACCCATTCGTATGATCCAGAAACAGGGATATTCACTATTACAGGCCGCGATTTAGTGGTAGTAAGAAAGGACCCATCTTGGAAACCAACAGTATGGATAATATAAAAAGAGAAAAGAAATTCAGTTGGTCTGAAATGTGTTACAAAGCGGACCCACATCTTAATCAACCAAAACCAATGTATGTATTTGATAATGGGAATAGAGTTTTTTATTCTCAACCAAAAAAAATAAAGGGAAAAAAATAATGTCTTTAGATGTTGCAAAGGCTGATATATTTAAGGCAACAGATCATACTTTAGCTAAGAATGTTGCCGAAAAATTAGAAGAGAAATATCCTGGATGGCTTTGGGCTGTAAACGTAATGGATGGAGTTTTATCTGTTAAGTCTATGAGGCTATCAGGAAACTGGGGATTTGTTCTTCACACTGATAAAATAGATAATGACTATAAAATGGTTGTTATGGCTGGCGGAGAAATACTGGAAAGATTTAGACAGAAGCGAGGCGGATTTAACAACACCTTGTATAATGATCTAGCAATGGATACGTCAGGAAAACTTAACGGGGACTATTCTTCATGAGCCGAATTAATCCGCAGTCTCCTACAGAAGGCTCAGAAAATGTATCAGTTGAGCAAATGGATGATGATACTCCTCTTATAGAGGATTTTTGGCTGCGCATTGCCCGTGAGGCGTATGAAGATTCCAGTGATTGGGTAGACTCTAACCTGCGTGAACAGTGGGAAAAAAGTATTTCCCTGTTTAACAGTAAACACCCCCCTGGTTCTAAGTATAATACTGGTTCTTATGAGAAGCGTTCCAGATTCTTTAGGCCTAAAACTAGGACTGCGGTAAGGAATCTCCAGTCTGCTATGGCTGTTGCATTCTTTACCAATGAGGATGTTCTAAGCGTACAGCCTAGAAACCCTAATGATCTTGAGCAAGTGGCAGCTGCCGCCGTATCTCAGTCAATCATGCAGTATAGGCTTACCAATACTATTCCTTGGTTCCAGACTATGTCTGCCGCCTTACAGGACGCCGCAGTGCAAGGCGTATGCGTGAGTCACCAGTATTGGGAATACGAAGAACAAGAAGAATCTTATCTTAATGTTGATAACCAGAATCGTCCTGTGATGGATGAAGAAGGCAAGCCTGTAGTTACAAACCAGAAAACTTCTATCAAGGATAAACCAATTATTGAAATGGTTTCTCCTGAGAATATAAGGATTGATCCAGCGTCAGATTGGTCTGACCCTATTGAAAGCAGCCCATATGTAATCCAGCTCATTCCAATGTATGTTCAGGATGTTCGTCAGAAGATGGTTGAAGGAGAGTGGATTGATATTCCTGTCGGAGAGTTGCTTGCATCTGAAACTGACGAGGAAGATAACACAACCAGAATGATTCGTGATGAGCATCGTGAAGATCGTTTGGATAACGATGCTGGTTATGGGGATATTGACTCATATAAGATTGTATGGGTGCATAAGAATATTGTTAAAAAAGAAGGGATTGATTGGTGCTATTTTACTGCTGGAGTAGACGCCATGCTCACAGAGCCAAAGCCTTTGCAGGAGATGTATCCTTGGCTTAGGAACGGTGAACGCCCATATGTTATGGGCTATACCAATGTAGAGTCACATAGAATTTATCCAGCTGGCACAGTAGAGTTAACACAGGAGCTACAGGCTGCTGCTAATGACATCTGGAACCAGCGATTCGATAATGTTCGTCTCGCAATGAATAAGCGCTACCACATCCGTAGGGATAGAAACATTGATCTTGATGCTCTGTTCCGTTCGGTGCCTGGCGGCGCAGTTGAGATGGACGACCCAGATACTGATGTTCGGGTTATTGATACGAGAGACGTAACTGGTTCTGCATATGCCGAGCAAGACAGAATCAATATGGATTTTGATGAGTTGCAGGGAAACTTCTCTACATCGACGGTACAGGGTGCGCGATCACTCAATGAGACCGTTGGCGGTATGTCTCTCATGGCGAGTAACAGTGGTACGGTTACTGAATATGTTTTGAGGACCTTCTCAGAGACATGGGTAGAGCGCGTACTTAAGCAGCTGATGCGGCTTGAACAATACTATGAAACTGATGCAGTTATTCTTGAGCTAGCTGGCGATGCAGCCGCACAAGTTAATGATCAGTTCCAGGGTGCCGTTGATGATCTGCTTAAGTATGAAGTCTTACTTAAAGTTAATGTTGGTATTAGCGCTACTGACCCATTAAGAAAGGTCCAGAACTTGGTATCTGGCATCCAGATGCTTGGTGAACTTCCAGGATTTGCAGAAAGTCTTAACGTTCAAGAAGTTGTTAAAGAGGTCTTTAGCCAGCTTGGATACAAAGATGGTGAGCGTTTTGTGAATATGGAAGAAGACCCACGAGTTGCTGAGATGGCTGCCCAGTTAGAGCAGATGCAGATGTACATAGAAAGCGAACAAGGCAAGCTTCAAAACCGCTTGCAGGTTGAGCAAATGAAGCAGCAAGGAAATCTTGAAGCTGCTAACATTAAACATGGCGCAGAAATTCGCATGAAAGAAATGGAAGGTCAACTTAAATATCTTGATCTGCAGCTTAAACAAGAAGATGTAGCTACGAGAAGGGCTGAATTAATGTTACAACGAGAGGCCCTGATTAATCAGATAGCCGATGCTGAAATATCTAGGCAAGAGGAAATGGTTGCCGAAGGAGATATTGGCGTAATGGCTAGGAATGACTACAATAAGATACCTTACGCAGTTGGATGAGTAATAATGAATGGCCTCTTCAAGAGGCGGATATAACTGAAGATGTTTGCAAAAGTTGTGCTATATGTTGTGAAATTGAAATCAAGCCTAATTGGAAAGACCCAAGACAGTTTGAATGGTTACACGCAATAGTGGAAAATCATGACCATATTCAAAGCTCAGAACACGGTATAAAAATTAGATGTTCTCATTTAATAGATAACTATAAATGCGGTATTTATGAGCGCAGGCCAAAAATGTGTAGAGATTTTAATTGCGTTAGCTGGGCTAAGGTTAGCAATAATTTAACACAGTATAATAAAGTTTTAGACAAATTAGGATATAATTAATTTATGGACTATTATGATCCTCGTGAAATCGGGATTGATGATCTAGTAAAGCGTATTCGAGTAGGACACGCAACTAGAGATTTTTTAAATACTTCTGTTGGAAGATCAATTTTAGAAAAGGCTTTGTTTCAATATAAACAAGGAATAAATAATTTAGAAAAAATTGGATTCAACGGATTTAGCGGCTCTCAAGAAGAAGAGCTAAAAGAGTACCGGAAGATTATTTCTGATCTCTCAACACCCTTAAAGGCGCTTAAATGGTTTGATAGTGTTTTACAAGAAGGGGACAATGCTGATAAGATTGCGAAGTACAAATCTTCTGGTGATTTAGAACCATAAGGAGATACTAATATGGAAAACGCTACCCAGCAGGATGCGTTAGAATCGGAAGAGGTTGTAGTTGAGGAATCGACAGAAGATCAGCCTGTAGAAGAGATCAACACTTCTGTTAATCCAATGTCTGCTAGGGAGAAAGCTCTAGAAGATATCTATAACAGACGGCGGGAAGAAGAAGGTGTCCCAGAAGAGGATGCTGAAGAAGTTACAGAAGCGCCAGTTTGGCATGATGGTGAAAAATGGATTACAAAGATTAAGGTAAATGGCGAAGAAGTAGATGTGCCATTTGACTCTTTGAAATCATCCCATCAGAAAGACAGGGCATCTCAAGAAAAGTTTCAGTCTGCTGCTATCAAAGAGCGAGAGCTTTTGTATAGAGAGCAGCAGTTACAAGAACATATTAAACAATTAAATTCTCAACCACCCAAGCAGGACGTTGAGCAGCAGGAAGAAGTTAGTGATGTTGACGACATTGTCGAAAAGTATCACGAAGCATTATTCCAGGATGACGCAGCGGAGGCTGCTAAACTACTCAGGACCTTGGCAAGTAGTGGGCGCGTAGACGCTACCCAGAACATACAAGAGGTTGTAAATCAAGCTATTGTTTCTCACGAAGCGAGAAAAAAAGCAGAGCAAGAGCATATTCAGCGAGCAGCTTATCAGGCTGAATTAGAGGATGCAGTTAAATCTTTTAATGAAGACTATCCTGATATTGCTGAGTCTGAAGAGCTTAGAGCGATTGCAGATAGGAAGACGATTACCCTAACACAGGAGAATCCTGATTGGACACCGTCGCAGATTATCAATGCAGCTGCTGAGTACACTCGTGAGTGGGCTGGAATTAGTCTTGAATCAAATGGTAGGTTTAATCGCAAGCAAAAAATTGTGAGACAACCTAAATCAGTTAGGGCTTCAGCTGGCAATTCAAAAGAAAGTGTTCCTTTAACATCTTCTGAGATTGTTGCAGAAATGCGTAAAGCTAGGGGTCAAACTATATAACTCTTTTGGAGGTTAATTATGGCTGGACAAGTATGGTCAGTTAACACCTCTGGTGGTTATATGTATGCCGACAATCTGAGCCGCCTGCTACGCATGGCAGTTCAGCCTATGGTCAAGTTCCGTCAGTTCTGCGACGTTAAAGACGCAGCGCATGGGGGTCTTCATCGAGGTGATACATTCCACTGGAATGTGTATAGCGATGTTGCCACTCAGGGCACCACGCTTACTGAAACCAGCACGATCCCCGAAACCTCGTTCACTATTTCTCAGGGAACCATGACCATTACGGAAGCTGGTAACAGTGTACCGTATACTGGTAAGTTGGATGATCTCTCTGAGCAGCCTGTGGCCGAAGTTATCAGGAAAGTGCTGAAAAACGATGCTGTTAAAGGATTCGATAATCTTGCTGCTACGCAGTTCGACGCTTGTAAATTGCGCGTCGTGCCTGCTTCCGGCACGAGCACGACTTCTTTGACGCTTACCACAAACGGCGTATGCGCAGTCAACAATAACATTGCTCTTGGTAAAGAGCACGTTAAGTTGGTTGTGGACACGATGAAAGAGCGTAATATCCCGGCTTATGCTGACGATGATTATTACTCTATCGCTCGTCCCTCAACGTATCGCACTCTTAAGAATGATCTGGAAAGCATTAAGCAGTATATTGATGCTGGTTTCCAGATGATCATGAACGGTGAGATTGGCCGTTATGAGGGCGTTCGTTTTGTTGAGCAGACGTATAAGGCTGCCGCAGGCCTCGGTACTGCATCAAGCGCATGGACCAACAGCAAGTCTGATTGGTGCCTGTTCTTTGGTGAAGATACCGTTGCTGAAGCAATCGCTGTTCCTGAAGAAATTCGCGGAAAAATTCCTGGCGACTTCGGAAGGGACCGTGGGATTGCGTGGTATTATTTGGGAGGTTTCGGCCTCGTTCACACACAAGCAGCCCAGTCACGCGTTGTGATGTGGGATAGCGCGGCTTAAGGAGATATATTATGAGTTACAGCGATCCAAGAGCCTATATTTACCAGGATACGGTTGAAACCGATTTCGGCGCTGGTACTGGAACCGCATGGAGCTTTAAAGGTCCTAGCGGTAAAAAGGGTAGTTTGAAAAACATTGGTGTTCATGTAACCGAAACCTTTGCTTGTGATGATACTACTGGCAAGGTTTTGATTGGCACTTCTTCTGACTCTAATGCTTATGGTCAGTTGGAAATTGCCGATACTACTGCGGCAACCGACACCTTTAACAACCAAGACGACACAAATGCAGTCATTTCTGATGCACTTCCGGCTGATACGCAGATTGAAGTTACCTATGTTCAGGCGACTGATTCTGGTACTGCCGCAGGCAAAGGGTATGCATACGTTGAAGTCGAATGGTACTAGGAGGATATTATGGCTAAAGATAGTGCAAGCGGTAAAATTCCT